AGCAACAAACACTGCAGGTACATTTAGACTGGATACAGGTAATGCGATTATTGCAGCCATTCAAGGTAAAGATTATGTATTTGTATTAACGGATAGTGCAGCATATGTAATTCAATTTGTAGGTCCACCATTTACTTTTTCAGTTAGACAGGTTGGTACCAATTGTGGAGCTATTGGACAGAATGCAGTTAGTTATTCTAATGGTGCAATATTTTGGATGTCTGGTGAAGGTGGATTTTTTGTTTACGATGGAACGGTTAAAGCACTTCCATGTTTAGTAGAAGATTTTGTATTTACGACTACAGGAGATAATTTAGGTATTAATTATAATGCATCACAAGTTATCTATGGTGAACACAATACTTTATATAATGAAGTAACTTGGTTTTACCCAAAAGCAGGTTCAGATCAAATTGATAGATGTGTAACATATAATTATGGTGAAAACTGTTGGACAACTGGATCACTTGCAAGATCAACATATGCAGACACTGGAGTATTTAATGTGCCTTATGCAACTGAATATGATTCAACAGCTACACCTAATTTTGATATTCAAGGAATTACAAATACTTATGGAGCATCAACTTATTATGCTCATGAAACCGGAACCGATCAAGTCAATTCATCAGGCACCACTTCTATTAATGCATTTATACAATCCGGTGATTTTGATATTGCTGCAAGTAGAAGTGCATTAGGAGGCACAACTGGACTTGCTGATTTTAGAGGGGATGGTGAATTTATTATGTCTATGAAACGTTTTGTGCCAGACTTTCAGGTATTAACTGGTAATTCTAAAATAACGCTATTATTAAATAATTATCCAACAGATACAGCATCGAGTTCACCTTTGGGTCCCTTTACAATTACATCATCTACTGATAAAGTGGATACTAGAGCAAGAGGAAGATTGCTTTCAATTAAAATAGAAAATGATGCCGTAGGTGAAACTTGGCGTTATGGAACATTAAGAGTAGATATTAGACCGGACGGGAGAAGATAATGCCACCATATGGATTATATAGTTTAACAGATAGAGTAAACTTACCAGAAGAATTAGGAGCTGAAGGCTATAGATATATAGATGCATTTAGTCCAGGACTTGATCCTGATTTTCGTCGATCACTATATCAATACGATCCTGCTTTTGGTCAATTAAATGCTAGTCAAAGATATTTACCGGCACCTTATACAGGTGAAATGCCTTTTCAAGCTATGTTTGATGTATCACCTACTTTTTATGGGAAGGCAAATATGGGTTTTGATGCAAATTTATATAATCCTTCTTTTGGCGGTGTATCAGGATACAGAGACACAGGTGGTATTATGGGAATACAACAAGAAGACGAAGACGAAGAAGATCAATTATTATATTCAGGTGTCGGGGATATGAGATATCAAACTCCTAGAACCATAGCAGATCAAAATAGAATTTTAGGTCAAACATTTACAGAACAAAAACCATCAGGCATTGCAAAACTATTTCAAAGAATAGGTGATATTTATAGTGCGTTACCATCACCTATGAATTTAATAAGAAGTATTGGAGAAAATTTTGGTAAAGGTCCAACTTATTCTAGATTTAGTCCTGGAGGAACTTTTAGAGGTGGTATATATAATATAGGTGGAGTTAATACTCCTATTCAGTTAGCAAATGATTTCTATGATAGAACAACTGGATTAAATAGATTTGATCGAGCAAGAAACAGATTTAATCAAACTCGTAGTTTAAAAGATTTATTTGGTGCAAGTAGAACCTTAGCTGAATTTAATAATGCTAGAAAAATAGCGGCAGCTCAAAAGGCATCAGGTTATACAAGTAATTTTATGGATAGACCTGCGTCCGAAAGAAATTATACTGGTCCAAGTGGAGGAGATAATACTGGAGGAGCGGCAGGAGCATCAGATCAATTTTCAAATAAAAGTGGAATGGGAAGAACTGGATACTAATGGCTAAAATTACTACATACATACCTGAACCAAAACAAGAATATGAAGTAGAAAACCAAAGACAAATTCTACAATCTATTTCAACATTAAAAACAGAATTAAATTTTGCATTTCAAGAAGAATTGAAACAAGAGATAGAAAGATTTAATTGGTATAATACGAGGTACTAATGTCTGCGTGTAATAATGTAAATACAGAACCAACAGTTATTGGTGGTGGAGATGGATCTACTGCCTATGATGCATTTGGACGATTAAGAGTTTCTAATCCACTTACTATATTTGATTCTAAAAATGTGATGTCAAAGAACAATCTCTTTGATGAAGACTTAACAGGATCAGGAACAGTTACTTATACATCCAATAAATCTACAGTAAATTTAAATGTAACCACAGCTAGTGGTGATAAAGTAATTCGACAATCAAAAAGAGTCATGTCCTACCAACCGGGTAAATCATTATTAATATTAAATACATTTGTCATGAATACTCCAGAAGCAGACCTTAAACAAAAGGTAGGAACGTTTGATGCAAACAATGGAATATTTTTTTATGCTGATGGCACTACATTAAAAATTGTAAGACGAACATATGTGACTGGATCTGCAGTCGATACTGAAATATCTCAATCTTCTTGGAATGGTGATAAACTCGATGGTAGTGGTGCAAGTGGATACAGTTTAAATGTAGATAAAGCTACAATTTTATTTACCGATTATGAATGGTTAGGTATGGGAGCAGTTAGAGTTGGATTTGTAATTGATGGTAAATTTATTACCGCTCATACATTTTTAAATGCAAATGATTTAACAACTGTTTACATGCAAACTGCAAACTTACCTATCCGATATGAAATTGAAACAACCGGAACTATATCCGGTGCAGCAGTATTACAACAAGTATGTTCAACGGCTATCATTGAAGGAGGTTATCCTCCAGAAGGACTACGTCAATCTATTGGAACAGCTTCATTGGCTGGAGTTAATTTAACAACAGCTGGTACATATTATAATTTAGCAACGATTAGAATTAAATCAGGAAGACCTTATGCAGTAATTATTCCAATTGACATTGCAGCATCAGCTATATCTAATTCTGATTTTCAAATAGAATTAAGATTGAATGCAACACCAAGCACAGCATTTTCATATACCAGTTATTCTGATAATGTAGAATATGATTTAACAGGAACGACCACAATTACAGGTGGAACGATTGTGGGCCAAGCATATCTATCAGGTAAAGGTGCAAACAATTTACAATTTGCACAAGATGGATTTAACTTTGCTTATCAATTAGGACAGACAATTGCTGGTTCTTCTGATACATTAACACTGTGTGCAAAAGGAGGCAGTAATGGTGATGATATTTGTGGCACATTAAAATGGGTTGACTTAACATAATGGCAAACTTTTATAAAAATGCATTCTATGATCCAACGGTTACTACAGCAGTAACAACATATACTTGTCCAAGTAATGCAAATGCAATTGTACAAAATGTACAAGTTACAAACTCTGGTGGATCAAAAACATTTAAAGTACATATTACTGATAACTCAGCGACTACAAGTTATGTAGTAGCACATGCTAGTATTACAGGGCCAACCATTTGTAATGTAGCAAAAGGACCATTAATATTAGAAGATAATGATTCAATTGCTCTTGAAACTTCAGATACATCTGGTATAAGTGCTACACTATCAGTACTAGAAATAAGTAGAGAAGATCAAAATGGATAATGATATATTAAAAATTAATTGTACAACTCATGTTGTCATTAAAAATAAATTGACTAATAAAGTATATAAAGACGAAGCAGAAAGAGATGCGGATATCAACGACCCAAACACAGCTACAACTGCAGATCATATACAACAAGATCTAACAGTTGAAGTATCACCAAAAGGTCTTGAAGCGCTAAAGAAAGTAATGAGTAAGAATGACAAAAAATCCTAGAGGCGGAACAGAATTACAATTTGAATATTTAAGAAAATACGTTGATCCTAAATTATTAGATCAAGTACAAATTACAACATCTGTACCTGAAAAGATTCCATTACATCCAACTAAAGTAAATATCCTTTGGCAAAAAAATTCATATGATCAACCGAATCTGGCATCATGGTTCAGTGACCCAGAGAATCACAAGAAGTATGATTGGTATGTATTCAATTCTAATTGGAATTATGAAAAATTTAGAATGGCATTTAAAGTACCGACTGAAAAATGTGTAATTATAAAAAATGGTATTGATAAAATTGAACCTAGAAAATTAGATATAGATAAAAACAAAAAGATAAAACTAATACATCACTCTACACCATGGAGAGGACTATCTGTATTGTTAGGTGCAATGCAACTCTTAAAAAATAAAAATATACAACTTGATGTATATTCTTCTTGTGAAGTTTATGGAGAAGATTTTAAAAATGAAAATGATAAATACTATCAAGGTTTATATGATCAAGCTAAACAATTACCAAACGTAAGTTACATTGGATATAAACCAAATGAATATATAAAAGAAAATCTTAAAAATTATGACGTATATGTTTATCCAAGTATATGGGAAGAAACATTTTGTATATCTGCATTAGAAGCTATGGCTGCAGGTTTATATTGTGTAACAACTAATTTTGGAGCTTTATTTGAAACATGTGCTGAGTTTCCAATTTATATACCTTATTCAGATAATTATAAATCATTATGTCATAAATTTGCTGCAGGGATTGACATAGCTGCTGAAGCAGTTAAAACACCTGAAATACAAAACCATTTAAAATTCCAAATAGATTATGCAAATAGATTTTACAATTGGGATTTAAAAGGTAGTGCTTGGACTAGATTTTTGAAAGGAGCTATAAATGCAAAACAATGAACCCATTTGGTTTAATGGAAATGAAAATACAACAGAAATAAAATTAGGAGATAATAAAAAACCTATAAAACTATTTGTAGCAACACCCTGTCATAGTGAAGTCAGTATGCATTATGCTCAATCTATATTGGTATTACAACAAGAGTGTATGCAAAAAGGAATTATGGTTTCTTTTTCATTAATTAAATCGTCATTAGTCCAACAAGGTAGAAATTTATTAGTATCAGAGTTTATTAATGCAAAAGATCATTATGATTATTTATTATTTATAGATTCAGACATATCTTTTCAACCTAAAACTATATTTACAATGATTGAAAAAGATAAAGATGTAATAGCATGTCCATATCCAATGAAGACATTTGATTGGGATAAAGCTTGGAATAGATTAAATAAAGAAGCTATTGATCAATCGGATCATTTATCTAAATCAGGTTTTACTTTTCCAATAAAAGTAAATAAAAAAGACAAAAATCAATTAACAGTTACAGCGGGTGTAGCAGAAGTATCTCATGTACCTACTGGATGTATGCTCATTAAAAGATCTGTTATAGAAAAGATGATGAAAAAATATCCTCAATTAAAAATTCATCAACCAACCATTGTGAATGGTAAAGAAGTATTTAAAGAAAACTTCTATAATCTATTTGATTGTGTTCATGATCCAGTGACTAAAGAATTCTATGGTGAAGACTTTGGATTCTGTAAAAGATGGTCTGAAATAGGTGGTAAAATACATGCATATATTTATGATTATATTGTTCATGTAGGAGATTACCAATATTGTGGTAGACTTTGGGATGAATTACAGTATACTAAACGTATTGACGAAAAAGCTAAAAAATAATAAAGTCAATAATTACAGGTTTTTTACCTGCCTTAAACTAGTTTAAATATATAATTATGGCAATATCACGTATGCAACAACCAAGACAAATGTATGGCCTAGGCAGTTTTGTAAAGAAAGCTGTTAAAGGAGTTACTGGTGCAGCTAAAAGTGCTGTAAAAGGTATAACAGGTGCAGTTAAAGATAATCCAATGCTAGCCTTAGCTGCATTAAACTTTGCACCTGCATTATTTAAAGGTGGAGCTAGTACATTTTTTGGCGGTAAAAATGCAATGTTTGGTTTACCTTCTTTTTTACAATTAGGGACAGAAAAAGGTGATTTATTAAAAAATACTTTAAAAATAGGTGCGGCAGGAACTGTATTAGGCGGTGCACTATCTGGTTATGGTGTCGAGGAAGAAGAAGATACTACAATAGGTGGTGAAAGAAACATTGGAGCACTTAGAACAAGATTAACTAAAGCATATAGAGAACTTAGATACCCAGAAGAACAGATACCTGCATTAGTAGAAGCGGATTTAGCTGAATATACATCAGGTGCTGGTGGATATGCTGAAGGTGGTAGAATAGGTTATGCTTTAGGAGATAGAGCAGAAGACAACGCGATGCAGGCCTCAGGGATCATGGGATTACCATTGAATCAAAACCCTGCAGGAGTAACAGAATTAGACCTTAGAGATAGTGGTGGATTTATTCCTCCAGTTGGTGTAAAAGAAAAAGCAGATGACATACCGGCAATGTTATCAAACAATGAATTTGTATTTACAGCAGATGCTGTAAGAGGAATGGGTGACGGTGACGTTAATAAAGGCGCTGAACGTATGTACAGTATGATGAAAACATTAGAAAATGGAGGAAGAGTTTAATGGCTGAAACTATTACACAAGTAACACAACCACCTGAGTTTATAGAAGCGGCAGCAAAACCTTATTTAACAGAATTACAACAAGCTGTTGGTGGATTTAAAGAAGCTGATTTATCACAAACAATGGGACCGCAATTTGTTGCAGGTCTTTCTCCATTACAACAACAAGCAATTTCACAAGTAGGTGGATTAGGTGCATACGCACCTTACTTACAAACTGCTGCAACACAAGCTGGCGAAGCTGCAACACAAGCAGGACTTGCTGGTCAGTACATGGGACCAACTGCATATCAGCAATTTATGTCTCCGTATCAACAAGATGTAATTGATACAACTTTAAGAGAATTTGATATACAAACTCAAAAAGGTTTACCAGGATTAGCTGCACAAGCGATAGGTGCAGGTGCATTTGGAGGCGGTAGAGAAGGTGTACAAAGAGCAGAATATTTATCTTCTGCAGATAGAAACAGAGCTGCATTACAAGCACAATTATTACAACAAGGTTTTGGTCAAGCTCAACAATTAGCAGGACAAGCTTTTGGTCAACAACAAGCTTTAGCTAGTCAACAGCAAGCATTAGCAAATCAACAAGCTCAATTGGCTCAATTGGCTCCTGGATTAGCTAGTCAACAGATTGCAGGGTTATCTACATTGGGTGGATTACAACAAGCACAAGAACAAGCAGGATTAGCAGCTCAACAACAATTAGCTCAGGCTCAAGTACAACAACCTATTCAAGCTGCACAGACTCTAGGTTCAGGAATCATGGGTCTAATATCTGGATACCCAGGACAAATTCAACAAACCGTACAACCTACACCTAGTCCATTACAAACTGCACTAAGTACAGGTGCAACACTTGCAGGACTATATAAAGGTTTTAGTAAACTAGGAGACTAATGAGCAGAATATTAAGAAGACCTATGTTCAGAAAAGGTGGTGAAGTAGGTGGTGGAATTATGACTGGTATCAGAAGTAATTTTGAAGAAGGAACACCTAGACCTTCTGAAAGAATAAAATCAGCTTTAGAAAAATTTGAAGAACCTGCATTTGATCCAGTAGCACAATTATTAATTCAAGGTGGTTTACGTGGTCTATCACAAACAGGTGGTGGAGGAACATTAGCTAATTTAGCTATGGCATTTGAAGAACCAACATCACAATATTTTAAAGCAGCACAAGCTAGAAAAGATATTGCTAGAGAAACAGAACTTGCAGGTGTTGAAGCAGATATAGGTGCGGACTTACAACAACAAAAAATTGATGCAGAAGCTAATCTTGCTAAATTAGAAAGAGATTTTAAAGCTGCAGAAGGTGATGCAGATAGACAAAATAGAATAGCTGTTAAAATACAAGAAGGTCAAAATGAATTAGCTGAATTACAATTTAAATTAGAAAATCCTGAAGTTGATTCTGCTAAAGCAGGCGTTATTCCTTCAATTATAACTCAACAAATGGAGAGAGAAGAGTCATATTTAGAAAGTGGTAATTTAGAATTACAAAAAGCACCTGACTTTCATGCAAGAAAAACTGTTAATTTTGAAAGAACTGCTCCTCCTGAAATTTTAAAAAATTACAAAGGAATAGTTTATTATGGTTACGGACAAAAAG